CGGGGTTACCGCAACACACACCGGCCCTAAGCCGATACCAGCCGGGTTGCAGTTCAATCTGGATGTTGGACTGCAGGCCGTACCAGTCATCATTCTGGGCGAGAAGTTGACCATCCGAGTTGTACAACCACAGCATGGGGTCAGACCCGTAACCGGCAGCAGCGTAGGTACGGGCAGAAAAAACTGTGGTGGTATCAATCTGATACCAGTAGTCGGTCGCTTGGGTGACCCGAATGTTTTGTGCCTTTGCGGTCGCCCCCAACGCTATGAGGGCGAACCCGCAGACGACGATTGCGGCTTTACTCAGCCGAAGGAATATCCGGCTTCTTGCCGAAGGCAATCGCCACTTCCTCCTTGGAGAGAACTCCATCCTCAGCCCAGAACCGGAGCAACTGTTCGGTCACCTTGGCGGCAGCCATGAACCCTGCGAGGGCGGCAGCCTTCCACAGTTCGACACCGATGACTGCACCACCAGCGAGTGCGCCGAGGGCGGTGCTTCCGAAGACGGCGAATACTCGCCCGATGACAGTTTGAATCTTAACCATGGTTACTCCTAGTAGTCGTGTTTGATGATGTAGGTGACGACAGCGTATGGCTGAAGGTTGCTGTGGGCTTCAGAGGCGTTTGCGGCAGCGACTTCAGCAGTGTTTCCAAGAACCTGGTGGGTGTGACCAACGGAAATTGTGCCGCTTGCAGTTGACGCTGTGTTGCTTCCCTGAGCAACAATGCCCGAACCTGCGCTCGGTGCCACAGTTGTCAAGTTGCCGGACGGGACAGAAGAAAACGTAACGTCGTGGGTGTGGTTAGCCGATTCACCTTGGCTAGTGATCGCAACGTCGTGGTAGTGCTGACGCAGACCAGACTGCGCAGCGGTCAATGTGACAGTCTTAGCGCCACCAGTCTCAAAAATCGCATCAAACTCGGTCTGTGTACCGTCCAAACCAACAAGGGTTCTGCCCTTAAAGTTCGGGGTGGTGGTGCCAACCAAAGCACGAAGTTCCGTATACGAGGCGCTAATCGAACCGCCATCACACAGTAACCAACCAGTCGGGGCAGAAGTTCCACCATACGGTGCAATGGTTCCGACCGGGCAAATCAGTTTCAATGTCGCCAACGCAATGTCATCAGCCACGACCGTGCGGTCAGCAATCTTCGCTGAAGTGACAGCAGAGTCAGCGATACCAGCCGTAGCAACCTGACCCCACTTGATGCCGTTCGTCTGAGCCGAATCAACCTGCAACACATGAGCGTTCGTTGCCCCAACAGCCAAACGGTTAATACTTGAACCGTCAGTGCTGATGAGGTCACCCTTAGTGGTCATCACCGAAGCGATCTGGTTCGCTTCATCAGCCTCAGTAGCGGTAAACACCGGGTAGATCGCCGCAGCGGCATCGTGGGCTGCACCAACCGTGTCATCCACGCCACGCACAACAGTCAAAACCAGCGTAGAAATGTTCGTAACCCGAACCTTTTCCTCTTTCGAGGTGCCGGGGTCGATCACAGCGAAGAACGGGAACGATGTCGGCCAGCCCGTGACAGACGCAACGCTGACGTTTGTAGCGGATGCGTTGATGCCAGCGCTCAGCGTCGTAGAGGCAGGTGCGCCCTTGTATGCTCTGCGAACGGGAAGTGCCATTTGTGCTCCTAGTTTTCTACGCTTCTCATAATAACAACAGCCGTCCCTTCCCAATCCCACTTGGAGCCGTAGGCATCAACTGGTATCCAGCGGAGGTCCTCAACAATAACCGAGTGGATGCTGCCGCCGATCTGTAGAACAACGATTCTGGGGTTGTACAGCAGTTCGTCCAAAGCATCGGTTTCTTCCTGGATGTCCAGGTAAACCTCTTTACCGTTCTTCAGTTTGATCTTGTTGTGCAGGAGGACAGGCACGGAGAACGTTTGGGAACGGAACGGGGCAGCGTAGGCCCGGGCCATCCAACGGGTAACAATCGGGCCTTCGGTGACAGTTGTGCCCCGTGTCAGTTCCAGTTTGAACTTGGCTTCGATGGCCCGTTCATCGGAACCTGCGAAGGTGTTTTCGACAAACCCTGCGGTAGACATCGTGCCAAGGTTCTCGTAGTTTGCTTCGTCGTTGGCGAGGTATGCGGTGACGGAACCTTTGAGTGGTTCGGTACGGACATCGACTCGGGCGACGAACTTGCGGTCAGGGATACCCCAACGGTAGGTGCCGAGTTCCAATGTGCCGGATGCGACAAGACTGGATGTGTCTTCAACGATAACTCCGACACCGGAAATTGTGAAGACTGGTTTGTTTTCGAAGATGACGACGTTTGTGACATCGGCGTTCGAGTCGTACATGAGGTCTGTGGCGTAAGCCGGAGTATTCGTTCCAGTGAAAGTTGAAAGGTCCAGCCGACCAAGACCGCCAGAAGTACCATCATAATTTGTCCATGTAAAGTAAGAAAACCTGTCGTTAGAAGAAAACTTTTTAACATTGCCGTTTGTTGGGATGAGTGGTCCGGCAACAAGGTTCGAGTTGCTGTCCGTTGAACAGAACCGGACACCTTTATTCGTGCCAAGCAGGATAAACCCAAGATAGCCAGAAATGGTTGTGGCTACTTCGCCTGTGGGAAGTTCAAGGGCTACAACACCCTTATCCAAGGTGCCATCAGTCTTGATTGTGACCTTGTAAACCATTGACTTTTTGCTGGCATACCCGGCTGCATAAATAGCGTTCTGGCCTGTGGCTACACCAACCCAAAGCCAAGCAGTATCAATCGGCTCAATAATTTCTGCGACAGAGCCGGTGTTCGATATGTTGCGCAACTTGTGGTCGTATGCGCCGAACATGAAACCTTTAGCAAAACCGAGCATATAGTAATTGTCGGTTGTATTAATAAACTTTGTATTGTTAATAACCGTTGTCGATGTGCCGGGGTCAAGTTTTCTAACACCGTCGTTTTCGAACCCAAAGTAGATTCGGTCGCCGTCGGTTGCCATTGATTTGCAAGTTTTGCTTGTTGGTTCACCCGTGCAATCAGTCCATGTGGGGCTAGCCGCAAATGGGTCAGTAGAAAACTTGACATCACCGTTCAAAGACACATACACACGCCCGTCCTGAACAACCATATGGCTTTCGGTAGCCGCAGAAGACAACGACAACTTTGTCTTGTTTAGCAGGCCAACCTGGCCTTTGGTCCAAATGTCGATACCTTTCGACTTGTAGAACCGGTAATCCTGCCCACCAGCAATATCCGCATACTGCTGACCTGCACCCAAATGCCACGAATCCTGACCACGCCTCCACAGGCCGCCAGGGTTGATAGCAGCCTCACCCGGTGCAGTTGAAATGTCCTGCGAGTCACGCACCCGAGGCTCATAACCACGCTGAAACTCGCCCGACTTTTGATCGACCATGTACGGGCGACCGTTAATAGCCACCGGATACACAGACGGAACAAGAGTCGTCTGCCCTGTACCAGTAAAGAACGCCGGGGTATTACGGTACGGCAGCGTGAACGCTGCTACAGCCACGGCTTACGCCCTCTGCAGAAACGTCGGATACAGACGGGCAAGACGTTGCGCCTCAGCCGTAATACGGTCCCTGCGCATACGCAACAGATTCGTAATCGAGTTCGCCACAGCACCAGACGGAACCTCATCCGAACGGCGGGTATCGCCCTGCGACTCAGTAAAGTTACGCTTCACCTCACGGGGAGCCATCAACCTGATCTGCGACCCAATCACCAGAATGTCCTCAGCGACAACCGGGAACCCAGAAATGTTCTGGATGTCATCAGCCTCAGCCACAACCCTGCCAAACGGGGCTTTATAGGTGATACGGATGTCGCCGTTCGACACATCCGAATCGATCTGCAAACCGAACGTGGACCCGAAATCCTTAGTCGGCATGTTCCGCAACAATTTGTACGACGACACCTGCTTGTAGTCATCGGCACGATACCGGTAACGGACATCAATCAAATCGATAATGTCGAGAGCACCAGGCAGGTTCATCTGACGGTTAGACGAATTGTACGTTAGGTCCAGATTCTTCACTTGGAACAAACCGTTCACCGGGCTTGACAAGTCCGCCAACTCGTCATTCACCGCTTCAAGAATCTGGTTACGGGGGAACCTGGGGTTGATAGTACACACCGAACCGCCCGTGTGGGCTGCCGCAGTCGTACCGTTAAAACCCCGCTCAATCGTCAAAGTCTTAGAAACTTCGATGACATCCCAAACGTAAACCTGCTCAGACCCAATCTCAATCACAGACCCCTGACGCACCGAACCAAGGTCGTAAGTCAGAACGCACGAAGTAGCCGTCGCCGTAATCGTGGCAGACAGTTTGTTACGTTCCTCAACAACCCCAGACAACAACTGTCGTTGGGTGCGGGTAATGATCTGGGCAGTAGTAGACACTTACTTCTTCTTCTTAGCGGCTTTCTTGCCCATCTTCATAGGCTTGCCCGACTTCTTCGCTTCCATCTTCGCAGCCTTCATACCGGCCTTCGAATACGAGAATTCCTTTTTACCGACCATCGGCATGACAACCTCCTCAGGGGACAGTCAGATATTAGCACCGAACTTTTCGTCCAGCCGTTCTGCGTATTCAGCGGCAATCTGTGGCACTAACTGCTGTATCAGCCCGTTCATTGCTCGTTGTGCTGATGCAGGGTTGATGTGCTGGAGGTAGAGGACTTTGGGGATGTGGGCTATCTGGGTTGCGAGGGCTGTGCGGACGATGAGTTCGTAGTCGTCGGCTACTCGCAGGTTCGGGTTGTGGCCTCCGACAGCGTGGTAGGTGGATGCCCGCCATGCCCGAACGTGGTTCGGGGCTGAAACGATATGGCTGAGGGTTGTGCGGTTTATCGGGACCCGGCAGGCCCAGACTTGCAGCGTCTCGTCCCAGTAGTGGGAGCCGTAGCCGAGGCCCCACCCGTCGGGATAGCGGAGGCTGGAACCGTCCGGGTAGACCTCTGCGCAGTCCGAGTAGGCGAACCCGACAGAGGGGTCTGTGAAGGCTGTGGCGAGTTCCTGGAGGCAGTCTGGGGTCAACTGGTCGTCGTGGTCCAGTTCACAGAGGATGTCTCCGAGGCCGAGGCTGAACGCCATCTTTTTGACGTAGCCGATGTTGCCACCTGAGGGGACATGGGGCCGGAAGTAGCGGATTCGGTACCGTTCGTCGGAGCACATTCCGTAGACCTGCCGTTGGACCGCATCGGTGGTCGAATCGTCGTACACCAGCCATTCCCAGTCGGTGTACGTCTGTGCCTTCAGGGAAGCCCACAGTCGGGCGAGGGTATCAGGCTTCGTGTTGTATGTCGGGGTGACGACAGAAATCACTCAGGTTGCCACGGTTCGGGTGTATTGCCTTCAGCGAGCCACGCAAGGTACTGCTGGTAATCGGTGTTCGATTCATTAAAAGGGATATAAATAATCGTGCCATTTTCTGGTTTAACAATTGTTTTTACACCCAACACTTCACGAATAAAATACATCACAACTCCGCAGACAAAACCATTTTGAAACCGCTATCAAACCGTATCAACCCAGCATGACCTAAAGTAAAAACAGCGCCCGTATTGGTTGCGTCAACTTGCGCAGAATAAGTAGTGAAGTTTGCAGCACCAAACGTCAAATTGCTTGTGACGACACTGTTTCCAATTACTACGTCGATAGTCCCAGCATTTGTAATTGTTGCTGTCGGCGCTGCCCTCATTACTGGAAACACAAATGACCCGATAACTTGTGTTGTCTGGTATGCGACACCCATAATCACGGCACGGTCGTTTGCCGCTGGTTCATATAATTGGCAATACCGCTGGCATTCAAGCAACTCTTGCCCATACGACTTGAACTCGAACGGTGCAGCAACCCCACCAACATTCAACTGGACACCAGTAATCTGCCAGTAGTTGTTAGTGGCGGCAGCAAGGTTGGTTTGAC